GCAGCGACCAGCCCCCGGCCAACGGCGACCGTGAAGGCCTGCACCGCCGCACCTACCGCGACGGCGCCGTGATCGAGTACGACAGCCTTGCCCACCACCTGCGCGCCACCCTGCCCGGCAGCGCCGAGCTGATCGCCGCCGGCAACATCACCCTCAACAGCGGCGGCAACATCCAGATCGCCGCCGCCGGCAACGTCGCCATCACCGGCGCGCGTGTGGACCTCAACTGATGCCGGCCGTAACCCGCAAGGGCGACAACTGCACCGGCCACGGCTGCTGGCCACCGCGCCCCAGCACCGGCGCGAGCCCGGACGTATTCGTCAACGGCATCGCCGTGCACCGCCAGGGCGATGCCTGGGCGGCGCATACCTGCCCGACCATTCCCGAAACGCACGCCAGCGTGCTTGCCGCAGGCAGCGGCACCGTATTCGTCAACAGCAAGCCGATTGGCCGCATCGGTGACCCTGTCGCCTGCGGCAGCAGCGTCGCCGCCGGCTCGCCCAACGTCTTCGCTGGGGGCTGAGCATGATCGGCATGAACGCCCGCACCGGCCGCACCATTACCAGCCAGCAGCACCTGGCCCAGTCCATCGCCGACATCACCACCACCCCGGTGGGCAGCCGCGTTATGCGCCGCGAATACGGCTGCCACCTCGCCAACCTCGTCGACTGGCCGCTTAACGCCGCCACCCGCCTGCAGGCCTATGCCGCTGTGGCCACAGCCCTCATGCGCTGGGAGCCGCGCATCCGCCTCAGCCGCGTGCTGCTCACCCCCGGCACCGTGGCCGGCCAAGCGTTCCTCGACGTGGAAGGCACCATCACCGACACCAACGAGCCCTTGAGCCTGCGCGTACCCGTCAACCTGGGGGCTGCCGCATGACCGTCACCTTTACCCCCATCGACCTCAGCCAGCTGCCGGCGCCGAATGTCGTCGAGCCCATCGACTTCGAGGCCATCCTCGCCGAGCGCAAGGCCTACGCCATCAGCCTCTGGCCCGCCGACAAGCAAGCCGAAGTCGCCGCCACCCTGGCCCTGGAGTCCGAACCGCTCACCAAGCTGCTGCAGGAAAACGCCTACCGCGAAACCCTCTGGCGGCAGCGCGTCAACGAGGCCGCACTCGCCGTGCTGCTGCCGTTCGCCAGGCGTGCCGACCTGGAGCAGATCGGCGCGCGCTTCAACGTCGCCCGCCTGGTCATCGTCCCGGCCAACCCGAGCGCGGTACCGCCCGTGGCGGCGGTCATGGAAGAAGACGACAGCCTCCGCGAACGCATCCAGATGGCCATGGAGGGTATGAGCACCGCAGGCCCTCGCAACGCCTACATTTTCCACGCTCGGGGAGCGGACGGCCGCGTTGCTGACGCCACTGCGATCAGCCCCTCGCCAGCCGTGGTCGTTGTCACTATCCAGAGCGCCCTCGGTAACGGCGCGGCCCCTCCAGACTTACCAGCCATCGTCTATGCCTACCTCAGTGACGAAGACCGCCGCCCAGTAGCCGACCGTCTCACCGTGCAAAGCGCAGAGGTGCTGCCCTACCAGGTCAACGCCGTGCTGCACCTCACCAGCACCGGCCCCGAGGCCGAGCCGATCCGCGCCGCCGCCCTGGCCCGTGGCCTGGCCCTGGTCAACCGGCGCCGCCGCCTGGGCATGGAAGTGAACCGCTCCGCGCTGGACGCCGCCCTACACATCGAAGGCGTCAAGCGTGTGGACCTGGAAGGCTGGGTAGACGTCGTCGCCACCCTCACCCAGGCACCCTACTGCACCGAGTTCAACGTCACGGTGGCCGAGTAATGGCCGCCCGCCTGCTGCCCGGCAACGCCAGCGAGCTGGAGCGCAACGCCGCCCAGGCCCTGGCGCAGATCGAGCGCGTGCCTGTACCGCTGCGCGACCTTTGGAACCCAGACACCTGCCCCGTCGAGCTGCTGCCGTACCTGGCCTGGGCCTTTTCGGTTGATCGCTGGTCGCCGGCCTGGCCCGAGAGCGCCAAGCGCGCTGCCATCCGCAGCGCCTACTTTATCCACTCACGCAAAGGCACCATCGGCGCGCTGCGCCGTGTCGTCGAGCCCTTGGGCTACCTGATCGAGGTGCGCGAATGGTGGGAGGAAGTGCCGGCCGGCGTGCCCGGCACCTTCCGCCTGCTGATCGGCGTGCTCGACACCGGCATCGACGAAACCATGTACCAGGAGCTGTCCTGGCTCATTGATGACGCCAAGCCCCTGAGCCGCCATCTGATCGGCCTCGCCATCGGCCTGGAGACGCGCGGGCGCACCTATATCGGCGCCGCTGCCATCGATGGCGAAGTCGTCACCGTCTACCCCTACGCCCCCGGCCCAATCGAAGTCAGCAGCCCTGCCGTGCTGCTCGGCGGCGCCGCCCACACCATCGACACCATGAGCGTCTACCCATGAGCCAGACCTATTTCGCCATTCTCACTGATCGCGGCGAGGCCAAGCTCGCCAACGCCCAGGCGCTGGGCACCCAAGTGCAGTACAGCCACATGGCCGTGGGCGATGGCAACGGGAACCTGCCCGTGCCCGACCGCCTGCAACCCGCCCTGGTGCGCGAGCAGTACCGCGCCGGTCTCAATGAGCTGAAGGTCGACCCGCTCAACGCCAGCCAGATCATTGCTGAGCTGGTCATCCCCGAGAACATTGGCGGCTGGTGGATTCGTGAAATGGGCATCTATGACGCCGATGGCGACTTGGTCGCTGTGGCCAACTGCCCGCCAAGCTACAAGCCGCAGCTGGCCGAAGGCTCTGGCCGCACCCAGGTGCTGCGCATGGTGCTGATCGTCGCCAGCACCGCTGCCGTGCAACTCAAGATCGACCCGTCCGTGGTGCTGGCTACGCGGGCCTATGCCGACAGCCTGATCGCCGTGCACATGCTCAGCGCCGACCCGCACCCGCAATACAAGACCGAGGTAGCCACCAAGGAAGAAGCCGAGGCCGGCGTCAACAACGTCAAACGTATGACCCCGCTGCGCGTGCTCCAGACCCTGCGCTCTGTCGTTGCGAACGCTACAGAGACGCTGCGCGGCGTGATTCGAGTGGGTACCCAGGCAGAGGTGGACGCGGGGGCGCTGGATTATGTCGCTGTTACACCGAAGAAGCTATTCAACGGCGCTCTCATCATCAGCAGCACCTACATGGCCCTCAAATTGCCGACCTGGCTTGGCGGATGGGTGTTCCAACGCGGCAGCGTTTCTCTAGCGGCGGAAGGCGGGGCTCATTCCGTTTCGGTGACGCTACCTATCGCATACACCACCTCTTACTCGCTAGGCGCAACATTCTGGTACGCCGGCAGCCGCGTGGAAAACGGCAACGTAGCCCAGCCACGAGACAAAACGCTGACCGGGTTCACCCTCGATAACCAATGGGTAGGAAGCGGTAACAACCTAGCCGGCACCATCGACTTCTTTACGTTCGGCAAGTGAGGCCACAATGACCATCTATGCAAAATGGATCGCGGCAGATAGCCGCTTTGCCTTCTCCCCTGACGACAACGGCGGCGTCGCTATCGAACCCGCCCGCCATATCGAACTGCTCGACGCCCTTGCCGCCGGCAAACAGCTGACCCCAGATGGCAACGGCGCCCCAGCCATCACCGCCCCCGCAGCCTACGTGCCAACGGTCGAAGACCTCTGCAACCGTATCGACACCGCCGCCGACCGCGCCCGCTCTGCCGTAGCCGGCGACCCGCTGCGTGCAGTCGAGTACGACCGCGCCCGCCTGGCCGCTGAGCAATTCGCCGCCGCCGGCTACGAGGGCGAAGTGCCTGCCATGGTCGCCGCCTGGGCAATCAACGGCCGCACGGCGCAGCAAGCGGCCGACAGCATCCTCAACGAAGCGGCCGCCTACACCAACGCCCTGGAGCGGCTGCGCACCGCACGCCTGGCCGCCAAGGAGCAAATCCGCGCGCTGATGGCCGCCAACCAGGTCGAACAAGCCGAGCACGTCGCAAACCAGACCATCGCCGCCATCGAGGCCGCCGTCGCCGGTATCGGCAATAACGCATGACGCAACGCGCTGGGTTGGATAGCCTTATTCCTTGGATTCTTAAAGAGTTACGAGCCATGAATCAGGTTGTTCCGCGCAAGCGCCCCAAAGAGCCCACAAGGTTCGAACGTTTCTGTAACCTCCATGAAACCAACGTACTCATGCCATTCGTGGTTTGCGCTCTTAATGCAATGGGACTGGGTGTTGTTGATCGCTTGATGTCGAAACGTGCGGCCGACTTTACGTTCAAGCGAATGGAGACCCTGCTTTATGAGGTTGAAAGCAGAATCGACAAGAAGCTTGCGGAGCCACGTTCAGAAAACTTTTTCCCTGCTCTGAACCAAGTGGTCCAAGACATTCTTCAAACACCCAGTGAAGAAAAATTGAAGCGCTTCGCCACCGTTCTTGCTGGTACCTGGAATGAACAAGCCTCTAAATGGGATGAAGTGGCCCAGACACTTCGACTTATCCGGCACTTTGAGGATGCTCACATCCTTATTCTCCGAGCAGCGCAGGAACTCAAAGATTCGGAGACCGCAGAGTCCGGATTGAAAACTTTCCGCATTGGTACAAAGGGCTACCCGCAGAGCGTGGATATCGGCACCCTAATGCCAGTTATGGACACCATGCTTATGGCATCTTGCGCCTCAGACCTAGTCGCCCATGGCCTACTCAATGATTCATTTGATATTTCTGGGAGCACATTTGGAAGCACTCGAAGTGCACCTTCCGAGACACCTAGAGCCTTCAGTATCACCCCTCTGGGAACGTGGCTGCTAAGCCATTTGAGCCAGTAGAACTCTTTAGTTAAGCCCCGCCCAGTGCGGGGCTTTTTTGTGCGTGCCCTGTACCGCGCCCCGTTACAGCCCCCGCCGCTCGCGCCGCTTGCGCGCGCGCGTCACCCTCAAGGCTCACTGCAACGGCACCACGCCACCAGGAGCTAGCCCATGTCCACCGAATATCACCATGGCGTGCGCGTCCTCGAACTCAACGAAGGCACGCGCCCCATCCGCACGATCTCCACCGCCGTGGTGGGCATGGTCTGCACTGCCAGCGATGCCGACCCCGAGGTCTTCCCGCTCAACAAACCCGTACTGCTCACCAACGTCCTGAAGGCCTCCGGCAATGCCGGCGAACTCGGCACCCTGGCGCGCAGCCTGGATGCCATCGCCGACCAGACCAAGCCCGTCACCGTCGTGGTTCGCGTAGCCGATGGCGAAGGCGCCGACGACGCCGCCAAACAAGCCGACCAAACCACCAAGATCATCGGTGGCGTCACCACGGGCGGCCAATACACCGGCCTCAAGGCCCTCATGGCAGCAGAAGCACAGCTCGGCGTGCGCCCGCGCATCCTCGGCGTGCCGGGGCTCGACAACCTGCCAGTCACCACCGAGCTGGCCGCCATCGCCGAGCAAATGCGCGCGTTCTCCTACGCCAGCGCCTGGGGCGCCGACAACGTATCCGAGGCCATCGCCTACCGTGAGGGCTTCGGCTCGCGCGAGCTCATGCTCATCTGGCCCGACTTCATCAACTGGGACACCGCCAGCAGCACCAGCGCGCCGGCCGCAGCCGTCGCCCGCGCGCTCGGTCTGCGCGCCAAGATCGATCAGCAAGTCGGCTGGCACAAAACCCTGTCCAACGTGGCCGTCAACGGCGTCACCGGGCTGTCGCGTGACGTGTACTGGGATCTGCAAAACCCCGCCACCGATGCCGGCCTGCTCAACGCCAACGAAGTCACCACCCTGATTCGCCGCGACGGCTTCCGCTTCTGGGGCAACCGCACCACCAGCAGCGACCCGCTGTTCGCCTTCGAGAACTACACCCGCACCGCCCAGGTGCTGGCAGACACCATGGCCGAGGCCCACTTCTGGGCAATCGACAAGCCCATGCATGGCAGCCTGGTGAAAGACATCATCGAAGGCATCAACGCCAAGTTCCGCGAGCTGAAAACCGGCGGCTACATCATCGACGGCCAGTGCTGGTTCGACCCGGACGCCAACGACAAAGACACCCTCAAGGCCGGCAAGTGCTTCATCGACTACGACTACACCCCCGTGCCGCCGCTTGAAGACCTCACCCTCCGCCAGCGCATCACCGACCGCTACCTCATGACCTTCGCCGAAAGCGTCAACGCGGCCTGACCCATTCACCCGCGCGGCCCGGCCGCGCCGTAGGAGAGCAACACCATGGCGCTGCCCAAAAAGCTCAAGCACATGAACATCTTCAACGACGGTAACAGCCACCAAGGCGAGGCCAAGACCGTCACCCTGCCCAACCTCACCCGCAAGCTGGAGGCCTTCCGCGCCGCCGGCATGGACGGCCCGGTCAAGGCTGACCTCGGCCTCGGTGACGACGGTATTCAGCTCAGCTACACCCTCGGTGGCTGGTCGCTGATCACCCTGCGCCAATACGGCGCCGTGCGCGCGGATGGCGTCCCGCTCCGCTTCATGGGCTCCGTTCAACGCGACGACACCGGTGAGGTCAGCGCCGTGGAAGTCGTCGTGCGCGGTCGGCATGAAGAAATCAACTTCGGCGACGCCACCCCCGGCGAAGACACCGAGCACGAAATCACCACCACCTGCACCTACTACAAGCTCACCGTAGACGGCGAAGTGCTCATCGAAATCGACCTGCTCAACTTCGTCTTCATCGTCGACGGCACCGACCTGCTCGAACAGCACCGCCGCAACATCGGCCTGTAACCCGCATAACCCACCCCGATGCCGGCAGCGCTGCCCCCGCAGCGTGCGCCGGCCCTTACACCTGAAGGAGCCCACCCATGGACAACGACACAACCAAGCAGCAGCCGAAAGGCGAGATTGCCGCCCCAGCCAAGAACCCCAACGAGGCCACCGTCACCCTCGATACCCCCATCGTGCGCGGCACCCAGGAAATCAAAGAAATCGTCCTGCGTAAGCCGAAAAGCGGCGAGCTGCGCGGCGTCGCCCTGGTCGACCTGCTGCAAATGGACGTGCTCGCCCTGCGCAAGGTCCTGCCGCGCATCACCACCCCCAGCCTGACCGATCACGAGATCGGCAACATGGACCCAGCCGACCTGGTCGACTGCGCGGGCAAGGTGGCGGCTTTTTTGCTGAAGAAGTCGGCGAGGGAAGCTGTCCTCGACGCGTAGACGACGCCATGGCGGACATCGCCATGGTTTTCCATTGGGGGCCGGCGGATATGGACCCGCTCGGCCTGGCAGAACTGATCGACTGGCGAGAAGAAGCCAGGAAGCGTTGGGAGCGGCAGCATGGCCAATGATTTGAAAATGGAGGTCATCCTCCAGGCGATTGACCGTGCCACCCGCCCCATTCGCGCCATCACCCAGGGCAGCGTGGGCCTCGGCCGCGCCCTGAAAGACTCCCGCGACCAGCTCAAGGCCATGCAGGCCCAGCAGCGCGACATCAGCAGCTGGCGAACCATGCGCACCGCCGCCGGCCAAACCGAGCAATCGCTCCAGCAAGCCCGCGACCGCGTCAAGGAACTCGGCCGCCAGATGGCCGCCAACGGCGTGCCCACGCGACAGATGCAACGCGACCTGCAGGGCGCCATCCGCGAGGCAACCAAACTCAAGCGCGAGCACCAGGAGCAACAAACCCAGCTCCAAGGCCTGCGCGGCAAGCTCAGCGCCGCCGGCATCAGCACCCGCGACCTGAGCACGCATGAGCGCGAGCTCCGCAGCCGCATCGAGCACACCAACAAGAGCATCGCCGACCAGACCAAGCGCATGCAGGCGCTCAGCCAACAGACCAAGCGTCTGGCCCAGGCACGCGCCCAGTACGACAGAACCCAGCGAGTGGCCGGCAGCATGGCCGGCTCTGGTGCCGCTGGCCTGGCCTCCGGTAGCGGCATTCTCTACGCCGGGGCGCGCCTGCTCGCGCCGGGGCTCGACTTCGACGCCAGCATGTCCAAGGTGCAATCGCTCACCCGGCTGGACAAGAACAGCCCCGAGCTGGAAGCCCTGCGCGAACAGGCCCGCCAACTGGGGGCAAGCACTCAGTTCACCGCCGGTCAGTCCGCCGACGCCCAGGGCTTCCTAGCGATGGCGGGGTTCAACCCGCAGGCCATCCGCGCAGCGATGCCTGGCATGCTCTCGCTCGCCAAAGCGGGCGACAGCGAGCTAGCCGAAACCGCCGACATTGCCTCCAACATCCTCACCGGCTTCAACCTGCAAGCCAGCGACATGGGGCGCGTCGGTGACGTGCTGGTCGGCGCCTTCACCCGATCCAACACCAACCTGCAG